TTCATAAGCTGCTATTACTGCTGGTGTGTGTACCGCATTGCAGATAGCAATGGTTTCAGCAGGTTCACCTGTTGTGTCATCACCTGGTGCGATTACGTGCCTGTGGAAGTTCTTACCACCAACCATTACACCGTTATCTTCTACCCAAGTAGCTTCACGGCACTGTACCATCTTGTGTTCCGAAACTACTTCTACTTTATCTACTACTGTTTTCTTTGTTAAAGCCATTTTGACTCTCCTTTGTTGTTATAAATGTCCGTTCTAAGAATCCACTTAGAATAATTAAGATGTTACATATGTAAATGAAAATCTTGCGTAAGTACCAGTTGAAGCAGATAATGAACAGTTGCTACTTAGTAGACTGATTTGCCTATCACCGTTAACATTTCTTACATTAAAAGTCATATATGTATGAGTGGATGTTGTCATAGGAGTGACTCCTGTAAAGTTACTGCCTGATGTCCAACTGCTAAGAGGGTAAAAGTATATATCAGCGCCACGATAGTCCCTTGTGTTCCCTGCCGCAAAGGGCAAGGACATACGCAAAGTTCCTACAAAGGTTGGGAAAGGCTTGTCCTCAATATTTATGGATACAGTACACATCCTGCCAACTTTTGTGTAAGACCCAGTACCTGCCGTTCCTGACCCTGACGTACTTCCAGTAATAGTAGGAGTAAAAGTACCCTCCTCATAGTCATCTAAGACCTCAGAAGTCATAGTACCAGAGCCATCACTTGTAGCTGAGAAGTCAATACCTTTGCCAGATGTTCCTATTACTAGGTTGCCAGTTCCAACGATTACGTTGCCATCGCCTTTAACTTTAAAGCGTGATGTATTATTAGTGTAATCTCTAACATCAAGTGCCATATCAGCACTCGTTGTTCCAGCACGAACAACTAAACCATAACTTTGTCCAGAAGTTGCACTCCCCGTAAAAGCACCCGTCCAGCTCATAGCATCTCCTGCTACATTGACTTTAGATGTGAACGAAGTTCCAGTTCCAACTAATAAATTCTCACTAGCATCAATAGTAATAGCTGTACTCGTAGCGTTATCATCAATACCTGTTGAGGTGAAGCCATCACAAGTAAGAGTTCCATTTACATCTAACTTAGCAGTTGGACTAGTAGTACCAATACCTACGTTGCCCGAACTGTCGATGCGCATCTTCTCAGAGCCAGCATTCTTGAATACTTGATTTATAGTGCCATAAGTATCAAAGGTTAGATTGCCTTGCTCCATTCCAATAGTGGAGTACTGACTTGCATCAATTGAGCGTTCAATCTTTATATTATTGCTTGCATCAATTCCACCAGTAACATCAACACCAGTAGCGGTTGTGGCTAGTTTCTTGGAGTTGTCGTGATATAAATCTACTGCACCATCAGTAGTGAATACCGCTTTAGCCTCATTATTAGAAGCGTTCAAGATTCGTATCTGGTCGCCTGAGATGTTTAAGTCGCCCGTACCTATATCTCTTATATAACTATTACTACCATCGTGATAAATCTGTAAATCATCACTAGCACCAAACTTAGCCTTGACGTTAGTGCCTAGCGTTATATCGCCAGTCATAGTACCACCTGCTTTAGGTAAAGCAGCATCAGCAGTAGTACCTTGAGCAGCAGTAGCATAATCAGTTGTATCAAATGCTTTAACAGCTGCAAGGTTAGTTACTTCAGAGTCCATCAAAGCACCAGCAGAAGTTACATTAGTTGTATCTGTGACATCAGCACTTGCTTCAATAGCATCTAGTTTAGACTTTAATGTATCTGTAAAGTTATTCTCAGTTACATTATCAATAGTAATCTTCTTAGAAGTACCACCATCGTTAATTAATAATTCCTCTGAGCCAGAGGGTGTGGTTTTAGCAGTTAGTGCTGATACTTTAATTGATGACATATTTACTCCGTGATAATATATTCAGGTGAGGTTAGATTAGAAGACTCCCTTAATAAATAAGAACCTTGTTCCGTTTGTATCTCTAAAGCTATCGTTTGAGTAGGGTCAAAGTCTCTCTCCCACTGACGCTTATTAGCAAGCATTGCTAAAGTTTTAGCCTTTCTCCAATGATGCCTCTTAACCTTTGGGAAACTCATAATCTAAATAGCATCTTTCTTCTGCCTATTCCTTGTCTGTTATCTAATTCTAACAACTCTTCTACAATCTTTTGAACCATAGGCGAGTAACTTCTTTTAACTTGTGAGTCTTTTCTTGGTGCTATCTTACCACTGTGAACCTCATAAGTGCTTGATTTTACAGAAGTTTTTGAATCACTAGGCGTGTGAGTCATTGCGTGGTGAGCCTCGTATTTAGTGGCTTCAACCTTGCCTTTTTCATTGTTTGATTTTAGTTGCGAACCACTGTATGAAGGTGCTTTACCTTCAGAAGATATAGGCTCTAAGTCTTCTTTAGTATCAAACATATTCTCAAGCATCTCAACAATACCATCTACCTCATTCTCAGGCTTAGGGTCTCCAGGGAAATATAACTGATGTTCCTTAATGTAATCTTCTATTGATACATAATCTTCATCGTCTTCCTTTTGAGTAGCATACTGCTCATTGTATTCAGCGCTTATAACAGCAGTCCAAATATCACGTATCTTATCTTTTATACGGTCAATCTCTAAACCACCACAACTATCATCTAATATATCAAGCATAACTCTTACCTTGTGTTTTGTTTCTATGGTTTTCCCTAAGATTCCACTTATGAGAATCAGCAGCCATTGAACTGTAATCTTCTCCGTATTGAAAGTTAGTACAGAAAGTTTGTTTAAAGTAGGAAGGTTCTCCGCAGTCAGAACAGACTTGAGGTTCTTCTCTGTTACTGAACGAAACTATATTGTCAGTAATGTGGTTATTTTTACATTCGTATTCAAATATTGGCATAACTAATCCTTAATTAACTTAGATAAACACCCTGAACTCTAGAAATTCAAGATGTTTATACTCAGCTAACTATTAACTAGCAGGAACTACGAAGTTAATACCAGCATCATCACGTAACTCACCAACACCATAAATGGTATCAGCAGTAAACAAGTCACCTAAGTATTCTTGTTTGTACTGAGTTTGTGAACGAACACCAACTTGTTCCGCAAGAACTAAAGCATCCTTGTGAATCATAGTACCAACACGGTCAGTGTTATTACCAGCTACGTTAACAGCATCACCAGTAGTAGGACAATTAGATGAGATGTAAACATCAACACCATAAATTTGACCAATCTTACCAGTCTTAATCGCATCACCTGAACCAATGAACTGTTGCTCAGTGAAACGGTTGATACCTAACAAGTCGTTAGCAGCTACAGGTGGGATAACTAAAGCACGGTTATCCATAGGAACATCAGCATTATCTAGTGCAAGAATCATTCCACGGATACCACCATCTTCGATAGCGATAGGAGTAGAAGTAGCTTCTACATAATCCGTAAGTGTTGTAGAACCAGTAGTGAAATACTTTGCTTTAGTCCACGTACCGAAAACAGTACCACCGGTGTACCAGTCGCCTGTTGCCGCACCACCTTGTAGTGTTTGAGCAACACCAAATAGTGATTTATCTACTTGCTTAGCTAGTGCATAACCAGCATCATCAGTGTAGAACTTACGCATTGAAGCAAGTGATTGCACCTCAGCAATATCTTCGATTAATTTTGAATATTCATAGTGTTTATCAATACTAATATTAACAACACTAGCAGTATCTGCAATCAACGTAACTTGTGTTGATGCAGCTTTAACAGAAGCAGAGCCTCTAGCTGGTTTTGGAATATGAATAGTGTCACCTTTCTTACCTTTATGTGACATTTTTGTAACTAAGTTAGCTAAAACTAAGTTTGTTTTGTACGCACCAATAACTTCATCCGACCAGAGTTCAGGGATGAAATTAGCTGACGTTGTAATCGTACTATGGTCAGTACCTAAAGCCATTTTATTTCTCCTTATTGAGTTTTATATTATTTAACACGACCCTCTTGGTATGCTTGAGTTATCTCATCTGATAAATCAGCATACCTATTAGGGTCGCTTACTTGTAGCTGAATTAAATCAGACCTACGATATATCTTCTTACCACCAACTGAATCTCCTGCGGAACGAGTTTCTGAACTGGTTTGTCGTAATGCCTTTTGCCTAGACTTCTTTTGCTGTGCTTTAACTTCTTGTGTCTTGCCAATCATT